TGACCAGGTCGCTTCCGTAGTCGATGTTGTCCTCGATGCGGGTGTTTGCCCCTGACGCGATGAAGTCAGGATAGGTGTCGACCTGTAAATGGTTGGGGCGCACCCCGTCGGGCACGAATACCAGGTTGAACATTTTTTGAAGCGACGTAAGGTAGTCGATTTGCTTCATTTCAGGCATGTTTTCAGCAATGCCTACCTCGTAGCCCCCAAAGGGCTGGAGCGCCTGAATGTCGATGGTCGTGCGACCCAATTCGTCAAAGGTACCAGAACCGTTTATGACTGCATTGCCAGTTGAGCCAAACTTGCGAGCTTCTAAATAAACAAGGTCTCCGACTGCCAGCGATACATTTTCCATGACTATGGTCTCGTTGTAAGCAGCTACAAAAAATGCACTTGATTGCGTGTTACTTCCAGCAACCAACCGCACCTCGCAAGTAGCTGTCAAGTTGGTAAATCCACTAAACGTTGCCGTAATGTTGTAAGTCCCGCTAAATGGTGCCGCGTATTGGTCAGACCCGTTTGACCATTTGTTGCCCTGGTCAAAACACCCTGGAAGCGTGTCGAAAAGGTTTATGCGTACAAATGAGCCGCTGGATATGTTTTGATTTGTAGTAGTTGCCGCTACACGCAGGTCGTTGGCGACTACGTCAGCGGGCAGCGTGTAGGGTGCACCATTGTACAGCGGCATGTATATGTCGGCAAATTCATCGCTGTTAATAAACGTGCTGTCGTAGGTAAATCCTGCCTCGTTCATGATTGTATCGAACAGCACTTTGGCCTGAATGAAAGGGCACAACCGAGACAGCGGTTCCCCCTGTGTGCTGGTGCCGATAGGGTTGTCCACGCTATAATTTGAACCCCTGTCGATGAGGCCGTAGGTAATTTCAGGCGCTATGTTACCAGTAATAGGTACTGGCGGACGAATCCACGACGACGCAACGATGCCGTACTCGAGGTCGTGGTCGTATTCATCCAGGTCAAGGTCGCTTAGCAGCTTGGCCCCGAGCTGTGTTTTCAGGTCAAGCGCCCCGCTAAAGAACACGACTTCAATTTCTGCGTAGTGCTCTTTGTGCATGATAACCGATTTAACCTGCACGTATCCCTCCAAAATCGGTGTCGTCTCGTTTAGAAGGGTCGCATTGATGCGTTGTTGTAGGTTAAGCCCCCCAACCTTGCTTGGTTCATCCAGGTCGCCAAAAATCGCTCTATTCGACGGAGTTAGCGGAATGCGAAACGTCTGCGAATGACTGCCCAGCGGATTTTGGATAGCCGTTATATCGCTGTACTGAAATTTGAGGTTGACGGGTGCATTCTCGTACAGCTCGACCTCGCTGTTATTTACAAGAAACCTCAGCATCGGATGTCCTCTGCGACCTCAACGGTCAAAGAAACGTTGTACAGCTGCGAGCCTGCTGGCTCAATGGTTACCGAGTTGGTCAGCACCGTAGCGGGCAGCCAGTCTCCGTCACCGCGTCTGATATGCACAACCTTTGAGCGCAAAAGGTATTGCACCAGGTCGCGCTCGACCTCGTTAAAGTCGTTGGTCGTCAGGGTGTATTGTTCCTTCCCTGTCTTGGCGTAGGTGGCGTATTCCCTTCCATCGTCCTCAAAACGGAATGTCGATAAGCCATATTGACGCACATTCCTGCGGTATGTCTTGCCTTCAGTTGTGACAACCTTTGGCGACCTTCCTGTGAACGTGAGGTAGTCGTATCCGCCCCTGGTATTGAACCATGCGACCTGCGTGCTTTCATGTTTGCTGGGCATGCACTTTTTGAATACACGTATAGCTTTGCTTACGGCCGCTGTGCCTGCCGAGTTTTGAAGATAAACCAGGATGCTGTCCGCATTTGAAGGCACGCCCCAAAACGACCATGAATTTGGGCCAACAGGAACCGCCCAATAATTGTCACGCACCGTATCGCTGGTTGTAATTGGTTGGAAGATTGGGTCGAGGTACGAGCTGCCTTCAAGGGGCAAAATCGCAACATATCCAACCAGGTCGCCAGCGCCTCCGAGGTATTGGTTGTTCACAAACATTGCCACAGCGTCGTCGGTTGGCCCGAGGTACATTTCAAGCACGTCGTTGGTAAATCTTCGCTCCGTTAACCAAACTTTATTTAGCGGAGAGCTGTCAGGGTAGTACGCACCGAACGAGGGTTTGTACCCTGCCGAGGTCTGTTCAACACCTGGCAACAAAAACACGACCGCATCCTCGCTGCTGTTCATGCTTGTAGTTGTTCCCGTATAGCTGCCAGGGCGCACCGTAAAACGCAGCATGGTCAAACCATTGTCGCAGGTGAATGCTTTTGTGGCGGCTTCACGCACCGAGTGGATGATAACGCTGTTTTTGGACATTGGAACCTCAAGCAGCCCCTGGGCAATTTGTGACAGGTCAAAGTGCGCCACGTTTTGCGGGTTTGGTTGCAAGAAAAATTGACCCCTGTTGCTTCCAATGCTTGTCCGTGAAGTGCTGCGAAATACCTGTGCAACATACCTATCGGGGACAGGGCTGTCCGATATGGTAAAAATGAGCGCCTGCCCTGCTGGGCGTACGTGTCGTCAGGTTGGTCTGTTATTTGTGCCGCCATTTTATTTTGCTGTCAGTGTTATTGTTCCGATTTTGGCTTTGAGTTCGAGCGCGAAATCTTCTGCCTGCGCTTCCGCCAGTTTCTTCGCATACTTTGGAAAAATCGTCTCGTACGCTTCTGTCCAGTATTTGACCCCTGGCATTCCGTTGCGTTTGATTGCTCGTGCGATGTTGAAGGCTGCGCTGCGCATCCTGCTTTCGGTCTGTTCAACGAACTGCCCTCCCTTGTCTCGCAAACGCACTGGCTTTGCTCGCATCCATTTGAGGATGGGGTCGATGGGCGGTTGCTTGGTTGTGTAGCTGTACGGGCTGCCGTGGTTCCTTTGCGTCCCGTTAACGCCCCAATGAACGAAGCCAGCATAAGCAACAGGCGAACCAAAGGAAACGGAACCGCCTTTGATGTCAAACGTAAGGCTCTTTTGAAGCCCACGCGACGCAACACCGTAGGTGCGATTCTTGCCAATTTTCCGAGACCCCAAATTGCGCTTCGCAGCCAGGGTCGTTTCGTTCGCAAATTCCTTGAGTACCGCCTCGAATCCTTTCATTTGGTTCTGCCGAGCACGATGGCGTTTAGGATGCGCTTCAACACGTCAACGACTTTGTCGTCTTTGGTGCTTTCTGTCAGGGCTGTAATTGTGCCAGCTGCCGCGATAATGGCGAGGGCAATTTCAGCCCAGTTCTCGATGAAAAAATCCATGTCGTAAAAATTTTTATTTGTGTGATATGGTCCAAGTTATTTCGGGGTTCCTGACGCTAATTGTGCCAGGGTTTGTGAAAGCGTTCATGATAACCTGTGCGGTGTTTTCCAGTTGCCAGGTATCGGCCACCTTGTCCGAGCTGACGATTTGGATTGTCTGCCATTCACCATCGTCGATGATGGCTGCCGTACCTGCCAGGGCACGCATGAATCCTGTTTTGTTGTCAAATTGAAACAAGGCCACAGCTCCGTCAGGGGCATTGACCTCGCATGTAAATGAGACAGAAAATTCCGACCCAATGGATAGCGGCAAGCCTGCCAACGTTTCCCCAGTCGTCTCGTCGAACCCCATTGTGTAACCAGCCCGAAAATCCTGCGTTAGTGTTAGGTCGCGGTTCGGGGGATTGATGCCGCCAAACTGAATAACCTTTTCGCCCGTCCCAGTGTAGTCGACCTGCCGACTGCTTTTGGCTGCCCATGTGGAAACCACGCTGCCGATAGTTGGCAAGTCCGTGCCATCAGCGTCAACACCTGTTAATGGGGCGTTGCACGCATCGTACTGGTATCGCACCCCAATGCTAAGGGACAGCAACGAGCCTGCAAGGATGTTGCTGCGTTCATCTTCCAGGGGTGTAATGTTGGCGGAAAGCAGGTCGTAATCGTAGCCGAATTGGAAAATGTTACCGCCATTCTGAATGTCCGCAAGGATGTCCTCCGCAGCTTGTTCACATTGCGTTATCGTGGCCTTTTGAAATTCCACCTTGTCGCCTTCCCTGGGCGGGTTGTCCAGGATGTACACTTCAAGGTTGTACGTTTTGGTGTTGTCAGCATATCCACCCCCCGTGTACACCAGGTGCAACAGCGGGTACGTTTCGAGCTTGTCCAGGTCAACGTCGCCAGGGCTTCCGTGGCTGAAGGTCTGCACAAAAAAATGCGCGTCAACGAACTGCTCAAACTTGGTTACGATGTTGTTGTATGTAATCATCGGGGTCGGTTGTCTTTCCTTTTTTGTTCAAGGTCTTTCAGAAACGCCAGGTGCGTGAATAGATGCCCCACCGATGTCCGTGTGACCGCATCGATTTTAAGATACGATTCGCCAGCGAGCGCATGGAGGACAGGATACCAGCCCCATTTTTCTGCGAGCTCGTCCTTCCCACCGCTGCCCGAATCAAAGAGGACCGCAAAATGTTCAGCCGTTCGCTTTTTGTAGTCGAAAAAAAAAGCAGCGCACCCGCCACCTGGTCCGCAGGCATCGTTAGGAACACGTCCTGCCGTTCCTTTGCCGTGTAGGGTTCGATGCTATATCTGTCGCCCCATGTTCGCTCTACGGGTCGGAAAAGCACCGACATGAGCTTGTGAGCATTGGGCCAAAAATCCTCCGAGTACATTTCCGCGTCTATCCATTCCCCTGCCGTGAATTCATCCCAGTTCGGAATGAAGCCGTATTCGGTGCCGTCCAGCATGAAGCGCACCAGGTGTTTGGTTGTTTCCTGTTCGCTGATGTTCTGTACGTGCTCGTATGCCTCGCTTAAAAGGGCGTGAGGCAGCTGTCGCAGCTGTTCTTTTGGTTGTCCAGTACAGGACGACAGGACAGCCAGCATATCGCCTCCCGTGTGGATGGCTTGCAGTTGTCCGAGCGTCATGTCCTGAAATCGTGAAGGCAGGCGTAGCTTCATGCTTGTATAACGTTGTTTGGTGAATTGCTTACGCCCAAAAGATACCGCAAAAAAAAAGCCCCCGAAGGGGCTTTCAACATGTGGGAGGGTTAGTGACCGTTTCGGTCGAGTGTCAGTCCGAGTTGGGCTGCTGCGTAATTGATGTGCTTTTGCGTGGTCTGTGACCAGTACCCGAGCTGTTTCATGGTCGTGCCTTCGATGATTGCTACCTGCGTTCCGTAGCTGTAAATGCCGCACCCCAGCTTCTCGAGGTTCTTTGTGTACTTGGCGAATTTCATGGTGTGTGTGTTTGTTTGTGTCTTTGTTGGTACAAATATGGGGGCACTACCTCTACGTAGCCAAATTTATTTGCCACTTTTTTCGTAAGAAAATGCGAGACGCCCCGAAACACTGACGTTCCAAGACGAAATTTTTTTAGCCCAATGCGTACGACCCGAAGTTGGGGTTCGTTTGGTTGAACGTGATGGCATAGCGGGCAGCGTCGATGAAGTGATTGAAGGCATCGACAGGCTCGTTCAGCTGCTTTCCGTTCTTGTCCTCTTTCCATTTGTAGTTGCGCAGCTCTTTAATGCCGTTAAGGCTGCGGGCTGTGATGCTCAGGGGATGGCTGCGCATGTAGTCAATACCAGCCCGTACGCTGTCCTTGCCTTTCCTGGCTGGGTGCACGTTGAATCCATGCCCGTGAATTTCGTCGATGCTCTTTGGCTCTGCGCTGTCAGCGACAACCATTGTGCCGCGTCCTATTTCAGCGTCCCGTAGCGTCTGTGAAATGGCTGCGTTTGTCAGTCCATGTGCGTAGCATATTTCATCCAGGCAAAAGGCATTGCCGTCAGTGTACACCGCCACGATTGCCGTGGGGTCGTTGGTGTATCCAAAGTCGAGACCGTAACACAACAGCCGCCAGCCTTCAGGCACTTGGTCGACCTGTTTCCAGTGTGTGAAGATGGTCGCCCTGGACATGCCGCGTTCGCCAAGTCCGTACACACGCCAGTAATTCTCGTCGGCTTCCTTCAGCCTTTCAATTTCGTCGATGGTGCTCTGAGGCAGGAAAGGGTTGTCGCGGTACGTGGTGCGGAAAAACTCGTGGTCGTCCCTGGTCAGTACGTGGTCGTATATCCAGTGAAATTCGTCCGATGGATTGTAGTCGATAATGATGCGCCCAGTCGTCCGCAGGATAAGCTGCCGCCAGTCCTCCAACGTTAGTTCGTTGGCTTCATTCACGAACAGGATGTCACGCTTGCGCCCTCGCACCTTTTGGGGCTGGTCAACACTGATGAATTCGACCATGTTGCCGAATAGGACGTACGTTGCCTGGCTTTTGTTGTGCTGCTGTGGGTTGTATAGTCCTTCCTTGTCCAGAATGGCGAAAAAGTCCCGCATAACCGACGCACGGATGGCTGGGAAGGTCTTACGGGCGATGGTTATTACTGCCCCTGCGTTCTCGTTCTTGTGGCACAGCTCGACCAGCGCCTGCAAAATGCTGTACGTCTTACCTGAACGGGTGCCGCCCTGGTGTACTTGCACCTTCGAACGACACCCCTTGACGTGGTAATATGTGGCGGGCTGCTTTATCGGTTTTCCCATTTGAGCAGGGCCGTACGTGCCTCGTCCCATTCCCTGTTCGCTCTGTTCATGAAATCGCCTGACAGCTCACCAGGCATGCCAAAGGCTGTGAATACAGGGTGACCGCTTTTGGTGTCAGTCACGTCCATGCGCCAAAATCCGTTCTGACGCTTCGTGTAGGCTTGAAATCGCATCGTGTTGTTCATGGTGTATTGTGTTTTGTGTTTCGTTCATCAGTATTGGGGGGCATTGCGCCCCCCGTTACATTTAACTATTTTTTTTGATGAGCTTGAATGTTTCATTGCACTGCTGCCCTCTCGTCATCATCTGAGCGCGGCTGATTGCATCAAATTTGGATTTCGCATTGATTGTAAAAGCGCCGATTAAATCATTTGAGCTGCGTTTTACATTGTCGCGGTATTGATAGAATTCATAGGTATCGAACCAAGAACGCTCGTCGTTCATTGTGTAGTGCGTAGGCATCGCTTGGGGTGTGTTTGTGTTTTGCATGTCCCAAAGGTAGGCAAGTTTTTTTGTTATCCAAGCGATAGACGAAAAAAATCTTTACTTTTTTTTGCGGTGTGTGCTGTGAACCTGCCGATACACCAGGCAAGCACACAGAATAAGAAACGTTACGTTTATGGCGTTGGGGTGCCAGTGCTCACCGCACATGCCTGAAGCGTGGTAAAAAAGGTCTTTCATGATATTGTCGATTTTTCATCTGTGAACCACGACAGCGGCTTTTTCTCTGCGACCTCGATTTCCTGCCTTTCAACATATCCCCGTGCCTTGCCTTGTGTCTTTAGGTAGAAAATAATTGCGGTAACGTTGCCGTCTGCGATGCTGCTGTGCAATTTGGATTCGGCAAAGTCCAGCGCAACCGTTTTCAGGTCGTTTACAGCCTGGCGGTATTCTTTGTCCTCTGACAGCCAGCGGTAATGCGTGGTGCGTCCGACTTTGGTTTGCTTGCACGCTGTGGTGACAACCCCGAGCGATTTCTCCAGGGCTTCCAACATGGCTTTTTTAAGCTGTTCCGTTTGTTCCATGTTTATCGTTTGGGTTCATTTGTGAAAGGCACGTCCTCGGGGTACGTGTCCCATGCGATGTTGTCGCGCTTTGTTCCTTTGAGCAACCGAGGGGCGAGGTACTTGTGCCGAATGACATGGTGCACCCTCCCCCCGTTTTTCTTTTGCCTGTTGGCATATATGGCGGAGGGAAATTGTATCGGGCACACGAGCGCCTTGTTGAGCAATTTGCATTCGTTGTAGAGTTCCGTCAGCCCTCCCTTTGC